CAAATGATATCGTAGCATTCTCATCTTCAGATATTCGTTTCAAAGAAAATATCAAAGCAATTGAAAATCCAATTGAAAAAATCAGAAAGATTAGTGGTAACACATATGATTGGAAAGAAGAAAATAAAATTGAACATGGATATGAAGGAAATGATGTGGGTGTAATTGCACAAGAAATTGAAGCAGTTCTTCCACAATTGGTTCAAACAAGAGAAAACGGATATAAAGCAGTTAAATACGATAAATTAGTAGCATTATTAATTGAAGGTATTAAAGCACAACAAAATCAAATAGACAATTTAACAATCGAAATCGAAAAGTTAAAAGAATCAAAAGGGTTATAATTAATGTATGATATTTATTACACCACCGCAGGAGGACCCTGGTTCAATAGCGGTGCTGATATATGGGTAACTAATTGGATAAAAGAAGTGGCACCTGATTTAGAAGTCAAGCCACTTCTACTTTTCCATAGACACAAACCCGAAAATTACGAAGAATTTCCAATTGACATAGACCATATTTGGGAAACTAACGAAGATAAAATTATTGAAATCTTTGAAGGTGCAAGAAAAATACATATATTACATGGTCATTACACTCCAACAAAAGCAGTTCATCAAAATTTAGAAAAGATTGATTCCATAGTGTTTCATAATCTTACTAAAGTTTCATTAATTGCACAACAACAAAAAGATGAATATCTTCATTGGTATGGTAATTGGGAATATGAAAATGAATTAATAAATAAAATTAAAAATAAAGTTTGGGTAGGATTGTATCATTTTCCATATGAAACGGAAAACTTACACCATATTCCAAATAATTATACATTTACACAAAACAAAGAACTTTCAACATCAATAGAATTAGGATACGCAGCAAGAGTTGAAGGTAGAAAAAATGTTGAATATATGGATGGATTGGGTGGATTTATTTCTACTAATTCAGAAACATTCAACAAATATTATAAAAAGAAATATGGATACAAATTTGAGAAATCAAAAATTTACAAGTTTGATTACAAATATAAAGAAAGGTTCTACGGACTTGATTGGGGAATATCTCATTCTTGCTTTGAATATGAACCATTCGGATATGGAATTTTTGAAGCAGTGGATTGGGGTAAATTACCAATACTACATGAAAAATGGCATGTTCCACTTGACTATAAGTACAAGGCGAATAGTAAGGAAACATTTAAAGAAACCTACAAAACAATTTGTCAGGATGATTACGAAACCCGTAAAGCAGAATTTGAAAAACTTAAAAATTGGATGATTAAAAACTTTTCCAATAAAGATGAATGGAAAGATAAACTTTTAGATATTTATAACGGAGAATAACACTTTATACTATGGCAAGAACAAATCTATCGTTAGGTAATTTATATAGAGCAACACAAGGTTCGGCAAGAACTTCACAAGCAGTTTCTATAAATGCTATGAACGCATCGGCAGGAACCGCAAATACAGCATTTAGTTCTTTTGCAGTTGATACCATTACGGCAAATCAACCAACGTATACATATATTGTGGAAAGTACAACAGAGACAGCAACGTTTTCATTTGGAACACAGGGTTCTTTACATGGAACAAGAGTTGGTAGTGTAGCTGCAAACTATACAGTATCATTCAACAATGGTAACTTTTCAGTAGGTACACCAACATTAGGAGCATCACCATCATTTCCAATTACACCTGCAGCAATAAGTGTATCGAATTATTCAGATGCTCAATCCATTTTATCAATGACATATGCGGATGGATATAATTTAAATGCAACCAACTATAATGTGGCATCTACAAAGGTTTTATACGCAGTAGATGTTTACAATACAATCAACCAACCTGATTTTTGTTTATTATTTGGAACAAAAGTAACATTGAGTTCTGGAACTGAAATAAATGTTGAAGATTTAAATGTAGGTGATGAAATTAAAGCTTGGGTTCCTGCAGGACTACCTGATGAGAATTTAGACGGAACCGATACAGCAGAAACTGAATGGAGATTTTGGTATAAAGATGAAGTATCTGGAACTGCACAAAATGTAATAATTTCAGATTTAACTTTTAACTTTGCAAGTGGATATTATTCTATCAACAATGGTTTAATTAAAACAACAGGAACTCACCCATTGTATGTTTTTGATAACGAAATACAAAAATATAAATTTAAAAACGTAGAAAATATACTACCTGGTGACAAATTAGTAATGGAAAATGATATAGAAGTTGAAGTTACTAATATAGAACAAGTAACAAGTGATGTAGAAATTGTAACTATAAATGTTGAAGAATCTGACGTTTATTTAGCTAATGGAGTAATATCACATAATAAAGGAACAACTACACAATCTTCTATACCAGCATCTGGATTAAAAATGTATATTGAACCAGCTAAAACGGCATCATTTGCAGCGGGTTCATTACCCGCAACTGGTACACCAACCGTTGATGTATTAGATATGAGTGGATATGGTACGGGTGTTAGACCGGGTGCACAATCTCCATTATTATTAGCAAACGGAAACCCATCTTATAATAATGGGGCAACTAGAAAAGACGAATATTATTCATTCAATGGTACTTCAAACTTATTTTATAAAGATACCGCATCAAATATTAATGGTGGTATTTCTCAATTCAATACAAATACTGGTACGATTCACGTTTGGGTAAGACCTACAACAACATTGGGTACAACTACAAGACACATTTTTGACTACGCAGGTTTTTATGGTTTAGCAATTGAATCATCAAATAGTTCTACATTAGATAGAGTTAAATTCTATGGTAGTACATTAGGTAATAGTGCACAATTGACAACGTCATTATCGGCAAACGTTTGGTATATGATTTCAGCAACATTCCAACCATCAGGAACTGTAACAGTTTATGTAGACGGAACATCGGTAGGAACATTTACAGCAGCAGCATTTACGGCACCGTCATCTACAAACTATTTAACAATTGGTGCAAATAGTGCAAGAACAACATTTTGGAATGGTCAAATAGGGCCTGTGTTGTTTTATAGTGTATTACAAGATGCAACCGCAGTAACTAGAACATATAGTTATTTTTCTCCAAACTATAAGTAACATTATTGTTTTGAGATAAATTTTTATATTTATATTAAGAATTAATAAATTTAAATTAAAGCATATAAAATGGCAGAAAAGATAGTATCACCAGGCGTATTTACAAGAGAAAACGACCTTTCATTTTTACAACAAGGTGTAGCCGACATCGGAGCAGCATTCATAGGCCCTTTCAAAGAAGGCCCATTAGTACCAACAATCGTAAATTCACAAACTGAGTTTGAAAATTTATTTGGAACAGTAGATGACACATATTATACTCCTTTAGCAGTACAATCATATTTAAGAGAAGCAGGAACTGCAACAATTTGTAGAGTTGCTGGAATTGGTGGATACACCGAGAGAGCACCATTGTTATTAACATCCACAACTACATCTAGTATATCGGCATCTGTTGGTATTCTTTTTAATACGGATACTAATACAATATCTTTTACGGATGCAATGTCAAGTACTACTGCTAGTATGGCATTTGATGGTTTATTTAATTTAGCATCTGGTAGTAAATTTGCACAGGTAAGTGCATCTATAAACCCATCGGCTGTAAATGATATAGAAGCTGTATTTGGAACAAATCCAAAAAGTAATTCAGGAAGTGTAGAAGGTGTTAAACAGGTTTATGCATACGCATTCTTTACATCACGTTCAGCAGCTTTAGACCATACAAATTCACATGTAACGGCATCTAAATTAGATGACCAAGATTTTACATTTGATGCACAAGAAGCTAAAACACCAATTATTCAATCACAAACCATTTCAAATGTAAAATATGACTTATTTAGATTTATTACAATAGGAGCGGGTGATGCAGCTAATACAAAAGTAAAAGTTGGTATTTCAAATGTAAAAACAGCAGGTTCTGTAAATGGTACTGACTATGGTACGTTTACGGTTGTTGTAAGAGATTTTAACGATACAAATAAAAAGAAAAATGTTTTAGAAACATTTTCAAATGTAAACTTAGACCCTAACTCTCCTAATTATATCGCTAGAGTAATTGGTGATAGAAGTAAAAGTATAGATAGTGATGGTAAAGTTACAGAATATGGTGATTGGGTAAATAATTCTAAATATATTAGATTATGGAACGGTAATGATAATGGATATGTAAATACATCTGAAATTCCTGTACAAGCAATTCCAGTTGCACATAAAGCATATCAACTACCAGTATATGTTTCAAATGTAGCATTAAGAAATTCAATTCCATCTGCATCATTTGCAACCGCAGATTCAACAACATATGGTGGTATTGATTTAGATTTTAATCCAGATAATTCTATATATTTAAGAGCTATTCCTGAAAATACTACATATGCAAATATGACGGGTTCAAATGCTTCATATAGTTTAGAGAATGATGGTGTATCTATATCATCTACATCTTCTACTGAGATTGCAAAAAGAAACTTTATTGTAGCATTCCAAGAAGGATTTGATGGTATGTCACCAACAATTCAAATTGCAAAAGGAAATTCAATTTCTGCAGGAAACTCACAAGGTTTTAATTTACAAACAGCACAATCTTCTGGTTCAATAGCATATGGTAAACACATATCTGCATTATCTAACGCTGACGAATATGATATTAATATGGTTGTAACTCCGGGTGTTATTAGAAGATTACACACATCAGTTGTAACTTCGGTTTTAGATATGGTTGAACAAAGAAGTGATTGTTTTTATATTGTAGATACAACATCTGAAATAGATACAATTACACAAGCAACAACTCAAACGGACGCAGTAGATTCTAACTACGCAGCAACTTACTACCCATGGGTTAAGACAATTGATGTTAATACAAACAAATTAATTTCAGTTCCACCATCAGTATTACTTCCGGGCGTATTCGCATCAAACGATAGAGTAGCAGCTGAGTGGTTCGCACCAGCAGGTTTGAATAGAGGTGGATTAATAGGAGCAGTTAGTGTATTGAATAGATTGACTCAATCTGAAAAAGATGAATTATACGAAGGTAAAGTAAACCCAATCGTTCAGTTCCCAGGACAAGGTATCGTAGTATTCGGTCAAAAAACTTTACAAGATAAACCATCTGCATTAGATAGAATCAATGTTAGAAGATTATTATTAACTGTAAGAAAGTATATCGCATCTACTTCAAGATATTTAGTATTCGAACAAAACACAGCAGAGACAAGAAACAGATTTTTAAATATTGTTAACCCTTATTTAGAATCAATCCAACAAAGACAAGGTTTGTACGCATTCCGTGTTGTAATGGACGATTCTAATAACACACCAGATGTAATTGATAGAAACATTATGAAAGGAGCTATCTACTTACAACCAACTAAGACGGCTGAATTCATTCAAATTGATTTCAACATCTTACCAACTGGAGCAGCATTTAACGGATAATTTAGAAAACAGATATTTATATAAAAGAATTAAAAATAAAGTAAAATGCCAGAAATATTAGAGTTTGATAAGATGTTCTATAAGAATTTTGAACCAAAAATGGGTAACAGATTCATTATGGAAATCAATGGTATCGAATCGTACATCATCAAAACAGCAAGTAGACCAACTTTCACATCGGAGATAGTTGAATTAGACCATATCAATGTAAAAAGAAAGCTTAAAGGTAAATCAACATGGGATGATGTGAATATCACTCTTTATGACCCAATTGTACCATCAGGTGCACAGCAAGTTATGGAGTGGGTAAGACAATCACATGAGTCATTAACAGGTAGAGATGGATACTCTGCATTCTATAAGAAAGATATTACTTTCTATCTATTGGGGCCAGTAGGTGATAAGATTGAACAATGGACATTGAAAGGAGCATTCATCACTTCAGCAAACTTCGGTGAGTTGGATTGGGCTTCAAACGACCCGTTATCAATTGAATTAACATTGACTTACGACTACGCTATCTTAGAATTCTAATTTAGAGTAAAAATTATAAAAAGAAGGGGATGCAGAAATGTTATCTCCTTTTTTATTTTTTGAAAAGTGTATATATATTATTAAACACAAAGTTATATTATGAACGAAAATATCGAACAACAAGTTACAAGAGGATTAGGTGCACAAGCACAACAACAATACCAACAAGTAAGAAAAGACTATCCATTTCCAACGGAAGTTATTAGTCTACCATCAAAAGGATTAACATATCCTGAAGGTAATCCATTATCAAAAGGTGAACTTACAATTAAGTTAATGACTGCAAAAGAAGAAGATATTCTAACTTCTACAAACCTATTAAGAAAAGGCATTGTATTAGATAAGTTATTAGAATCAATTGTAGTTGAACCAGGTGTTCATATTAACGATTTATTGATTGGTGATAAAAATGCAATATTAATTTCAAGTAGAATATTAGCATATGGCCCAGAATACAATGTGACAATCACAGACCCAAATGAAAATGAGCCAGTTGATGTTGTAGTTGATATGACAAAATTGAAAATAAAAGAAATTGATGAAAGTCAACTAAATAGAAATAACGAATACGAATTTACACTTCCAAAAACAGGAACAAATATTAAATTTAAGTTATTATCACATATGGATGAACTTGCAATTCAAAAAGATATTGAAGCAAGTGAAAAGGCATTGAAACAAGGTAATGAAATAACAACTAGATTAAGAAGAGTTATAATTGAAGTAGAAGGAAATAAAGATTTAGGATATATAAGTAATTATGTTATAAATCAACTACAAGCTGCCGATTCAAGAGCACTTAGAAAACATATTCAAGCATTAACACCCGATATTGATTTATCGTTTGAGTACACATCCCCATTTACTGGAGAGAAGGAGGCTCTTAAAGTCCCAATCGGACTTGACTTTTTTTACCCTACCGACTAATTATTCCGTAACTTTACATCAACAAATATTTAGTTTAATTTATAATTCCAATGGTGGTTTTAATTGGAATGATGTATATTTTATGCCTATTAAATTAAGAGACTTTTATTGGAGAGAATTAGTAAAAGCAAAAGATGCAGAATCAGCCGTATACGATAAAGCAATAAAATCTAATACAAAAAACTCCAGTAAAGCATCTAGGAGATGATAAACTAATATAGTTTATATTTATTGTAAGAATAACCCAATCAATGGCAAAAAAACCTTATAAATACAAACCCGTAACTACGAATACCGATGACAACTCTATGGAGAGGAGTATAGCATACTTTAATAAAAATGTCACAAATTTTTCATCATCAACGGACAAACTTGTTAAAAGTATAGATACATTTACTAAATCAGTAGATGCATTTAAAAAATCAACAGAAGAAGATAAAAAAACCAAAGAAAAAGATAAAAAGGATAGGGATAAGGAAAAAAAATCAGGTGGTGGTGGCACTGATGCACCAGCAAGTAAAAACCAAGCTTGGGCTAAAAAAACTCAAAAAGGATTAGATAAATTTCAAACACAAGCTTCTAAATTAGGTATTGAACGATTACAAAAATTTACTGGTGATGTATTTGGAAAAAAAGCCTCTCAAACTATGACAAGGGGTATGGCTAAATTTGCAGGTGCTATCGGCCCTAAAGGTGGAGGTGGATTTGGTGCGGGTATGATGGGTAAAGCAATGGGTGGATTAGGTAGTATTGCGGGTGGTGTTTTAAGAGCAGCCGGCCCTATTGGAGCAATTGCAGGCGTTGCAAAAATGGCATTTGATTTTTGGGATAGTGGTGGTTTTGCAAAAATGAAAGTTGGACTTAAAATGTTGGGTGGTAATAAAATGAATAAGGCATCTGACTTAGAAGATGTTAAAAGTTCATTGGAAGGTACGGAACAAATGCGT